TTGTTGGTAGCATGCAATATATGGACCAGCGATACTGTGAGGGAAGCATTTCCTTCTGTTATTTCAGACCGTTGCTTTACTTTACGGTATGAGGATACTCCGGCATATGCTACCAACGCATATCCTTTCACAGGCGAAGATCCTGGCTATCACGGCAGTGAAGCTAGTCAGGAATATCTTGCAAACAGATATTACGAACTTATAAACAAACATTATGACAGATAATACAATTACAAACTCCGAAGAAGATTTTGATTGGTTTAGGCACAACGGCATTTACATGCCCATGATCAATGATACCGGGCGCAATGTCTATTACAAACAAGCAATTGAAGCCGCGGTACCGGGCAAAGTTGTTTGTGACATCGGAACAGGCACAGGCTTACTAAGTATCCTGGCAGCAAAAGCTGGTGCAGAAAAAGTGTACAGTGTGGAGATGGATCCTGGTAGAGCCGACTTTGCTAGAAAAATTATTCACCAGGTTGGGCTATCTGATCGAATTGAAGTAATTCACAAGAATTTCTTTGACACAGATATACATGCCGATATTTTTGTATCTGAAACTATAGGCACCCCAGTATTCAATGAAGATATTATTGCAATAGCAAAACATGCCACACGGCACGGCGGACAATTTATACCTGGAAGTTTTGATTTATGGGTAGAAATTTACGACGATCATCCAATCTTTCCATTGGTTATGCCTGAGTCTAGCGCCTTTGAATTTCAACCTGACATTGATATTGATCCTGCATTTGAAAAAATTATCAATGACTCTTTTCAATCGCAACACCCTCTTGATTCAACTATCTATCGCGCAGGTTATGTTGAAAATTTGTTTACCATGTTGCCTAGATTTACAGATTTAAAACTTAAAAAACTTTATCAAACAGAACCGCTGCACATTGATTTAAATGGATCAGTAGATATTAACAATATTAGTATTACTGTGCCAGCAGACAAACTTCCTACAAATACTTTTGTTGCTGTACTTTTTTGGCGAGCAAACATGTACGACAACATTGTTATGAAAGTCAACGAAACATGGTGGGGAAATCCTGCTAAAACAATTCTACCACATTTAAGAAAACCAAATACTGATTTTAAAATGTGGTACGATCATAAAATTACCGGTTGGAGACTACAATACTAATATGAGAATACTGACATTAGAAAACACAGCTTACGAGCTAAATGAAATACCCGACGAAGTTGAGGATTTGAGATTTGCAGTTTTGGACAACAGCGATCCAAGAACACCTGATTACTTTTATATTCCTTTAATTTTTCTAGAAAGCTTTAATAGTCCTGCACTGGTTCTTCGCATTGGTAATAATTCAATTAAAATGCCGGTTGATTGGCACGTACTAATTGGCGAACCAGATCTAGGCGATCTTGAAGTGGTTCCGTTGACCAGTATTAATGATAGAGGATTCAGTGTATATTGTTTTAACCCACTAAGCAGTTTTAGACCTGAGTTTGCACAAATTGAAATTGTAGATATCTATCAAGATGTCAAATGGTATTTCCCTAAACTCAAACCTGGACAGCTATTGGCAATACCTTTGGAATCTGGAGTCGAAAAACCCCTGTGTGCTTATTTTGTAAAGGACATATCCAGACAAAGTGAAGTGGTTGATTATGCCAAGTGCTGGTAAAGCATTAGCAGTTGTTGCTCATCCCGACGACTGCATTATTTTTGCCTTACCTTTTATTGAAAAGCATAATCAATTCAACTGGCACATTGCGTATCTCACTTATACCAAAATAGATCCAAGGGCTCATGAAGTTAGTAATTTTTGGGCACAGAAAAAAATAACCACAGAATTTTTAGGGTTTGTTGATGACTATCAAGACCAACAGACACAAAAATTTAATTTTTGGGATCCTGCCGAAGCCGAAAAAAACATACACCGTGCTATTAATGCGTATGAACCAGATTTTATACTGACTCATAATCAGGACGGAGACTACGGACATATACATCACAAACTGGTAAGCAATAGTGTTGCGAAAACAAACATACCACAAATTTACTTTGCTAGTACATTTAACGCAACAGATGAATTTGAAGCCCAGGAATATGATCTTGATACATTACCAATGCATAAAAATGTAATTGAAGATTTTCAAGACAGACTCATTGGTAGGTATATAATAACAGATAGAGCTAGAAGTGTTTTAGTATGCAAATAAATTATTTTACTAAACCTGTTCCTCACATTGTGATTGACAATTTCTTAGGTGCCAATCACAACAATCATGTATTGGGTATGATAGCTGCGGTTGAAGATAAAATGATTGATGCTGAAATTATCGATCATGGCGTGAGAAGAATTGATCACGGATTTAGAAAAAATTTAAACTTATGGTTGGATACTTTTGACGATAGTACTTTGGACATAATGTCTGTTTTTACAGAAAAGTTTTTTCACCCTGATATAGAACAAGCAGTATCCAAGATTCCAGAGTTGAGCCATTTTGTTGGAACACATTCAAGAAACTATAATATGGTTTTAAGTAGATATCATTCAGCTGATTTTTACAAATGGCATACCGATGGTGGTGGACATGTGACCTGGAATTACTTCTGCTACCAAACGCCCAAACAATTTGTCGGAGGCGATTTTGTATTAAGCAACAGTCTGTATCAACAAGAACGCTCAGAAACAACTACTATAGAATGTGTAAATGATAGATTGGTAATTTTCCCTGCAATGTATCAACATTCAGTAACTTCTGTGTCTGCCGAAGATAATTTAAATGGATTAGATTGCCGACACAGCATACAGGTGTTTTTTTCATGACAAGTCAATTAGAGCCAGGCGCCAGTTATGTTTACGAGCGTGACGGATCAAAAGTGTATGCTCGAAAAATAGGTGAAACAGAAAGAATACTGATAGGCGAAGACTACGATTTGGACATGCGACGTCGTATTACACAAATAACCGAAGAATGGGTTCCAATATTGCAAGCAGCTGAACATAATGCCGCTTTACAAGATGCACTTGAACGTGCTAAAATTATATACGAACTCAGTAAAACTCAAGAACCATTATTTCATCATCCGGTATGAGCGACAAACTAAACATAGCAAACGAAATGCGAGCTTTTGACAGCAAGGATAGAGACTTCTATAATAGCCTTACAGAAGAAGAACGCAAAAAGTTCAGCAACTTTCTCATGATTCGTTGGGGATCAAGTGTGCAAGGAAGTGCCGAATTGCAACAATACTATTTGCTTTCGTGCAATGAAAATCTAAACAAACACTTTTTTGATCTGGCCCGTTATCCAGAATTACAGTGGTTATCAGCAACAACTGTGAGCCCGGGTATGGGCACATTCAGACACGATTGGATCAAACAAAAGAAACGAGACAGCAGCAATAACAAAATTGTTAAATTTTTAAAACAGATTTATCCGGATTACAAAGAGGACGAGCTAGAGCTACTGGCTCGAATCAACGACATTGGTGATATAAAGAAACTAGCTAGAGAGCATGGATGGGATGACAAGCGAATCAAGTCAGAGCTATAAGTGTAAATATTGTGATAAAGAATTTAGAAAAGAAAGTACACTAGTAGCTCATCTGTGCGAGCCTAAACGACGCTGGCAACAAGAATCCGAAACAGGAGTGCAGTTTGGACTTAGAGCATATTTACAATTCTATGAAACAACACAAGGCAGCGCACGGCTTAAAAGTTATCATGATTTTGTTGCAAGTCCGTACTACAATGCTTTTGTTCGGTTCGGTAGATACATGGTTGCTGTTCGCTGTATTAACAGCAACAGTTTTACAGAATGGTTATTGAAGAACAATAAAAAATTAGACTACTGGTGCAAGGACAGCTTTTACGAGGAATGGTTACATGAATATGTTAAAAAGGAAGCAGTCCAAGATGCACTCGAGCGTGCCCTCAAAACCATGGAGGAATACGCCAGGGGAGATAGTGGCCTTGCTACTTACAGCCATTATTTTAAGTACGGGAATCATAATAGGATTTGTCATCATATTACCACTGGTCGCATTAGCCCTTGGATTGTTTTTAATTGCACTAGCGGCATTGAGTTTCTTGAGTGTCTGGACGAGGGGCTTCTGGCCATTATTATTCCTTGGATTGATCCTGATTATTGGAATCGTAAGTTCGCGGATTACGTAGCTGATGCAGAGTGGTGTAAACATGTTCTTAGCGAGGCTGGATTATGAAATTTAAGTCGGACATTGACATTGATGTAGCTGATAGAGATCAGGCGCTAGCAGTGCTTGATCACACCGCAGCAAGTATCATACGCGATGGTAAAATTGCCAAACACAACACTGGTGTATATTTTACACCTATTCCTGTGGATCCTTTAACTGGTCGATCAAGCTTGGATTACGAAGCAGCTGAAGATCGCGGCTACGTAAAAGTAGACGTTCTTAATGTTGGGTTATATTCGCAGATTAAAAATGAACAGCATTTACAGCATTTGATGAGTCAGGAACCGCTTTGGGATTTACTGTTAGACCGAGACTTTTGCGGTCAATTGATACACATTGGATCACACCACGACACGCTTGTTCGCATGCCCGAACCAGTAGACTCGATTCCTAGGTTAGCTATGTTTCTTGCTATTATAAGACCTGCCAAGCGGCATTTGATTGGTAAAACCTGGAAACAAGTGTCTGAAACTGTCTGGGAAAGACCTGCTGGAGATGAGTACTACTTCAAAAAAGCTCACGCTGTGGGATATGCACACTTGGTTGCTGTTAACATGAACTTGATTTGCGAACAAGTCAGTGCAGAGTATCTCTAACCCACTTTACGTACCAGAGTAATTGATCTACGTTTGCTGCGTTTAGCAGCAATTTCTTTTAGGCTCACTTGCGGGCCAAATTTGATTTCCACATCTTTGCTGTTCATGGTTTTGACCACGCTTCTGAACGGAGTCCACTCCTGTTTTAAAAACACGTTTATTGGTATCAATCTATTACTTTCCCACCACCACATTTCGGCCAGCTCTAAAAACTGTTGTTTTTGATCCAGAGTTTTCAAGGCGCCGTAGTCGTATATAGTAGTAATTACTTCGTCTAAGTTTTGGATAACTCCTATATACTCATTTCCGCCGTATACAAGGTAAGTTAAGAATGGATATTTTTTTAATAATTCTGTGTAGTCGGGTTCAACCATTTTTTCCATAAATACAAGATAATGCAAATCCAAGCTTATTTATATTCCAATATTGTCCGTGTCCAAATTTGGGATCCCACAATATTTTCACCAAGGAACAGAGTCGTGTACAGCCGCCCTATAACCGTATATCAAGGAATTGACAATCCTTTACAAATTGTCATAAAAAATCAAGATCAAAAACCAGTCAATCTAACAGGATATACTGTGCAATTGAATATTGAAGATCCAGTAAATGAGACTACAGCTTATACAATTGCAGTTAGTTTTACTGATATTACCAAAGGGCTTGCAACAGCAACAATAGACACAGCAACAGTAAACAGCTTGGACCAAAGAATATACAAGTTGACTCTTAAAAAAACACTCACAGCAGACAGCAGCGAAAGCCCACTTTATATTGATGACAATTACGGTGTGCCGTTGGACTTAGAGGTTAAACCAGCCTATTACTCAACTACAGAACCTGCTCCTGCACTAAATGAAGTAGTAATTGATAGTGGATTATTACCATGACAGTAGCTAATGTAAATGTAACCAAGGTACTATTAAAGCGTGGCAATACAGCACAGAATAATGCTTATACAGGTGTCAATGGCGAAATTACCATTGATACACAAG